CATAGACACGCGCAATTCCTTGAAGATAATTTGTTCAACATGACCCAAACTTTTATGGACTGGTGGCGGCAGGCATCACTGATGCTTGACTATGGTGTTATGCCACAGGAAAAAGTTTGGGAACTTAGTGATGACGATGGCTTGATTCATATCCGCAAGTTACCGGTTCGCCCGCCAGCCTCAATTATCTTCTGGCATGTTGACGAACATGGTGGTCCCTTAGCCCTAACCCAAATCCTCAAGGGTAACTACTCTGAACAGGTTACCATCCCGATTGAGAAGTTGTTGCTGTTTGTTCACGAGCAAGAGGGGGCGGACTATAGAGGGCGAAGCCTATTGCGTCCTGTCTATGGTCCTTGGTGGTATAAGACAGGTTTAATCAGCGTCGATGCTGTTGCCAAAGAAAAACGCGGCATGGGCATCGATGTTTTCAGTTTAGCTGATACGGCCAATGATGATGATAGGAAAGCCGCAGAATTAGCCGCCGCTTCAATTCGTGGGCACATGAGAAACTATCTCATCGAGCCCTCGGACCGTGTGAAATATAGGATTGAAGGTATCGGCCAAGGGTCAGTCTTAGACACGCTCGCGAGTATGGAGTTTCACGACCTGCGTATCTTGAGGGCCATGCACGCCGAATACATCGCTATGGGGGCGGGGTCTACAGGGTCACTTGCTCAACACAAAGACAAAACCTCACTTGCGATGCTCCGTGTTCAAACTGTCGGCGACATGATGTGCGATATAGTCAACCGATTCTTGATACCACAACTTATTTCCTTTAACTTCCCCGGAGTGACCGACTATCCTAAGTGGACCCTCGGGCGTATTGATACGCGTGATTTGACGCCTCTTGCGGACGCTATTCAAAAACTCGGTATGGCCGGAATGTTGCATCCTCAGCCCGAAGACGAGGACACACTTCGCGAATGGATGGATTTGCCGGATATGGTCCATCCTCCTGAACTACCCCAAGGGCCGCTGACCCCTTCGGACGCCCCCATGCAAAGCCCGGTTGTTGTAGAACCGAATACTGGGAGCGCTGTTCAGCCAAATAATCAACCCACAACTCCTGAATCCGCAGCGCCATTCGTCCAAAAGCAAGCGGAGAGTTTAGCGGCCATCGCAAGACGTGTTGTTGCGAAGCATGATATTAATGAGGCGCTTAACGTTAGCGTTCCATACAGGAAAGACCTCTCTCGTGTTTTTAGCGAGGGCGTTGAGGATCTAGAACAGCGGGCTTTCATTCAGGCTCACGTTGAGCAAATTGGTGTCAAGGTTAAGTTGAACCTTGTAAAGCACATCAAAGCCGCATGGGATTCTGGGTCTTTCGATAGCCGATCATTTATCCGAGAAGTTTACGGAGTTTATGGTGCCGTATAGCGGTCCGTCCGATGCATCACTTCCTGATAACGTCAAAGCACTTCCTGAGGTACGTAAACGCCAATGGATTAGTGTATGGAATAGCACGTTTGCTGCATGTAAATCAGACGGAGGGACGACCCCCGATTGTGAAGCACAGGCTTTTCGGCGTGCTAATGGCGTGGCACTTGAGACCGCTACTATCGCTGGGATGGAAATTCTAAGTACAGGGAAATGGTTTGGTAAAGGGTGTGGCACTCAGGGGTGTTCATTTACCGACGTTGAACTTGACATGATAGTGGAGGCTATGAATGCCGAGCCTAATTTCCGTGTTCCCGTCAAATTGGGTCATTCGGAAACGCAACCTTTATTGGGCGACCTCCCCGCCGCTGGATGGCTACAAAACTTTAGGCGGGTTGCCGATAAAGTAGTAGTCGATGTAGCGGACGTACCGTTACAACTTGCTAACTTGGCTCGGCAGGGTGCATGGCGCAACCGTAGTGTTGAACTTAGGCCCATGCAACTTGGTGGCAAAGATTGGCCCAATGTTGTTACGGGAGTTGCACTACTAGGAAGCCAGATTCCGGCAGTAAATAATCTAAACGACGTCGCGGCACTCTACAAGGCCGCTGAATTGGAGGAAGACGCTGAGGCGGAGAAGGTGGTTATTTTTGCACTTGATGATTTAGAAAGAATCCTCGAGGATTTTGACGGTATAGTTGCACGCGCTGAACAACATTACAGAGGCCGTGCTGGCGCTCCGAATGTTCGCGCACTTGCCCGCATGTTTAGACAAGGGCTACAAACACATCAGAGGAGAAGTTACCAAGTGGATGATGTTAAGATTCGCGAACTCTTGAAGTTGCAGGCTGACGCTGATGAAGATGCAGTGTTGGCCGCTGTAAAAGAACTACAGGCTAAGCCTCCTGCTAATGACGAGAAAACCGTCAAGTTGCAGGAGGAAAATGTAACACTCAGCGGACGGGTTTTGAAACTGGAACAGACGCTCACCGAGCGTGATGCTTCTGTTGAGGTTGAAAAGGCCATCCGTGAGCGTAGAATGCTTCCCGCCCAGCGCGATGAAGCATTGAAGTTTGCACTCGCAAACTTGGAGGGGTTTAAGGCGTTCGTCGCTTCGCAGCCTGAAGTTGGCCCCAAGATGGGTGAATCGGGCAGCGCTGGAAGCACTGAGCGGGAATTCGCTCAGTATGAACCCTCGGAACAGGATTTGCAGATCGCTTTTAGCATGGGCAATACTCGGGAGGATGTAATCGTCCAGAACATGCGGCGTGCAAACGTCGAGCCGCCCGCTGAATTGCTCATGAAGGTACGGGAACAGCACTCTAAGGCTTAAATATGACCGCAGCAACAAGGGACTTGAACACGTCTATGAGAGGGGCCGAAGAAAACTTCATCGGCTTTCCTGTCGCAGACAATGTTCACATCTACAAGGGTACGTTAGTTGCGCTTAATGTTGCGGGTCTTGCCATCCCCGCGGCAGATGCCGCTAACGCAAAAGTAATGGGCGTGGCTCAAGAGGGTGTTGACAACACTCTTGCGGGACACATAGGAGGTGGCAAGACAATTAAGGTTCGAAGCGGGTGTGAGGTTCGACTTCCCGCTACAAGCATTACTCAGGCTATGGTCGGAACAACGATGTACGTCGTTGACGACAATACCTTCGATGATGCTGTCGGGACGAACTCCATTAAAGCGGGAGTACTTACCGAGTACGTTAGCGCTACTGAGGGATACATTTTTATCCCGACCACTGGCGCGGCTAGGTTAGCATAATGCCAGTAGTTACTAGCGACCTGCTAACCGGACTTCTTACCAACTATAGGGCTTTATTTGAACGAGAGTTTCACGCAGCCGAGAACCTAATCGGCTGGAATGATCTCGCCATGCGATTCGACTCTCAAGGTGAATCGGAATCGTACAACTGGCTTGGCACCGTCCCGAAGATGCAGGACGTGTCGCACAAGATGGTTGATATCGCGGGATTGTTGCCGTTTAACTTCTCGTTGACAAACAGGGAATATCAGGTAGCCATCGAAGTTGAACGAATGGCTATCGAGCGTGACAGACTCGGTTTGATCACCCCTCGCATTCAGCAATTGGCGCTGGAAGCCGCTCGACATACCAGCGAATTGGTCCTGTCGCTTGTTGCCGCAAATGCGAACGGTTTTGATGGTGCAGCATTCTTCGCTGACACTCGCGTAATTGGCGCGTCTGGAAACATTGACAACAACATCAGTGGGACCGGAACGACTATTGCCGCGATTCAGACAGACATTGCTAGCGCTGTAGCGACCATGCGGCGTTTCAAGGATGATCAGGGTCGAGTCATGAACTTGCGTGGGAACGCAATCATGATTCCGCCTGAACTTGAACAGCCTATGTGGCAGGCGCTTAACCGTGTCATGGGCGATGCCGTTAATAATCAGGTTAGCCCTGTAACGAACAACGGCATTTGGAACGCCAGCGGCTACACAGTCATTGAAAACCCGTTCCTTACGGACACAAATGACTGGTTCATGTGGTACATTGGTGGACCTGCAGAGCGCCCGTTTATCTTCCAGAACGAAAAAGACCCTGTTCTGGAAGCGGACACGGACCCGAACGACCGGGACAACATCTTGAAGCGAACGTTCTTGTATTCGGTTTACAAGCGTTGCGCTGTGGGACTGAGTGACCCTCGAATGGGTGTTAGGATTACTCAGTAAATGGCATACGCGACGACGGGTGA